TCTCGCGTAATCATTCGGCGGTTCACGCTGTCGCTCATCACTGCCACGCGGCGAACCAAGCATGTTAACCACCGGGTGGGCAGAATTCTTTGGGTCCCCGCGCACACGGTTCTCACCAGCCTGAGAGTCGATGAAAGAAAATGAAAGGAATTGAAAGGTTTTTGGATTTTTCCCTTTTGCGAATAACAACGCGAGGGCGCTGATTTCTCGGTCGACTTTCAGAGCGACTGTCCTTCGTACTTTCAAAGACTTAGCGGTAATTTCGAGTCCTCGCTATCATCCCGGCTGCCTCGCTCTTTCTGCGGCAACAACTCCTGCCGGGCCGCCTTGCATTCTTCGCCCCCGAGAGCGTCCATGTAACGTGCCCTGGTGCGTGCTGGCGGCGCTCGCCACGACATTCGGCTTCAGCTCCCGAGAGACGAAACGGAGAAAACATGAACGCACAAAACCGAGCAGAAAGTGCATCCATTCGACACGAAATTGACCATTTACGACACAAAAAGGTCGCTGAATTGAAGGTCCGGTACCTGGAGGTCTTTGGTGAAGCATCACGTTCTAATCACAAGCAGTTCCTGGTACGGCGCATTGCCTGGAGGCTCCAAGCCTTGGCACAAGGGGATCTGTCGGAACGTGCGCGCGAGCGGGCACTCAGCCTGGCTCGCGATGCCGATCTTCGGCTGAGAGCGCCCGAAGGGTCATCCGGCATGGCGACGACTGCGGGCCGGCACCGTGATTGCCGGTTACCGGCGCCAGGCACCATCTTGACCCGGACGTTCCGAGAACAGGCGATTGCAGTTCACGTATTGAACAACGGCTTCCAGTATGACGGTATCGTGTACCGATCACTCAGCTCTGTTGCGCGTCATATCAGCGGCACACAGTGGAATGGATTTTCCTTTTTCCGGTTGCACGGTGCAGCGGGGAGAAAATGACGAGCACTAGCGATTCCGCCGAGCATCCCAGCGAGGCCAAAGCTTCGCCTCGACCCCTGCGCTGTGCTATCTACACACGGAAATCGACCGAAGACGGATTGAACCAGCCGTTCAACACGCTGGAGGCACAGAGAGAAGCCGCCGAAGCGTATATTCTGAGCCAGCGGCATGTGGGCTGGACCGTGGTCGACGAACACTACGATGACGGCGGCTACACGGGCGGCAATCTCGATCGTCCGGCCCTGCAGAAACTGCTCGCGGACATGGAAGCCGGACTGGTCGATTGCGTGGTGATCTACAAAGTCGATCGGTTGAGCCGATCCTTGCTGGACTTTGCTCGGCTGATGGATGTCTTCGAGCGGCGTGGGGTCAATCTGGTTTCGGTAACGCAGCCATTGAATACGACAGTTTCGATGGGGCGGTTGACCTTGAACATTCTTTTGTCGTTCGCACAGTTCGAGCGCGAGATCATATCCGAGCGCACGCGAGACAAGATGGCAGCCGCACGCAAGAAAGGCAAATGGATGGGAGGGGTCCCGGTACTCGGATATGACGTGGCGCCCGGCGGAGGCAGGCTGGTCGTCAACACCCAGGAAGCAGAGTGCGTGCGCGCCATTTTCGCTCTGTACCTGGAACACCGGTCTGTTGATCAGGTCTTGACTGCCGTACAGGCGCAAAGCTGTAGAAACAAACACTGGACAGCGGAAACCGGCACGCAGCACGCGGGGAGGCCGTTCACCAAGGCCAGCCTTGAGCGGCTGCTGAGCCATGTCCTGTACATCGGGCAAGTCCGGCATGAGGGGAAAACGTACCGCGGTGAGCAGCCCAGCATTATAGAAGAATCGGTCTGGCGCGAAACCCAGATGCTGCTGGTGCAGGAACGTAGTTGCCGGCCATCCAGAACCAAGAGCACAGCGACGAGCGCCGGTCCGGGCGCAAACGTACAACAAGATGAAGTGGCAGAACGAGTGCCGCGGATCGCCAGACTGATGGCCCTGGCGCTGAAGTTCGAGCAGATGATTCGGCAGGCGGTCGTACCGGACTATGCTGTGCTGGCCGCAGTGGGGCAGGTGTCACGAGCGCGGGTGACGCAGATTATGAACCTGCTGAACCTGGCGCCTGACATTCAGGAACAGATTCTGTTCTTGAGATGGAAAGCGGGCGAACGTTGCGGGATTTGCGAACAGACCATCCGGCGGATGAGTTCGCTGCTGCTATGGAACGACCAGCGAGCACGCTGGGCAGCTCTGATCTCGAAGAATGGGTGATCGCGCCTGATGGTGCCGGGTCCACCCTTAAATGAGGTCGGCTTCATGCGAGCGAAGTATCAGGTGCACCTGGGAGGTCGCGCGACAAGAGCGCGATCTCACACGCAATCAGGAAAACCGTTCGGCAATTCAACTCGATCCCAGACCCAGTAACCAAGTTAGTTGTCAATTGAATTCTTCCTGAAGATTCTTTGCGAACTCACAATTCATACACCAGCGGCGCGTTCTGTCCGTAAATACTTTCTCGCGTGCGAGAACGAACCTTGACGAGCTGATGCTTCAGAGCATGGCGAGCGCTGGCGAGCAAACGTCTGTGCAGGCAAGAGCTCGCTAACTTTCGTTAATTCGCGGAACGCTTCAGCAATTTTGGCGCTCCGGTCGATTAGTGATATGAAACACGCGCGCATTTGCGCCGGTTGCACACTGCAGAATAGGAGCTTAACTTTTATGGGACGTTCATCTACTGTCTCCGCCGAGATGGCACAGCGAATTGAGCTATGGCCCATCGAGCGCCTTGTGCCCTACGAGCGGAACGCTCGTACACATTCCGACCACCAGATCCGGCAGATTGCGAACAGCATCGCCGAATTTGGGTTCACCAACCCAATCCTGGTGGACACACAGGCTGGCATCATCGCCGGTCATGGCAGGCTTTTGGCGGCGCGTCAACTCAAGCTGCAGCAGGTTCCAGTCATCGTATTGAGCCATCTCTCCGATGCGCAAAAGCGCGCTTACATCCTAGCCGACAATCGTCTGGCTCTCGATGCCGGCTGGGATGACGAACTGCTCCGTCGCGAACTGCAGGCTCTGGCTAGCGAAGGTTTCGACCTCGACCTTGCAGGTTTCGATGCTGACGAATTGAAGGAACTGTTGGAGGATGAGGCACCGCTCACCGAGGAGGATGATGTTCCACCTGCCGAATCGATCGCAGTCAGCCGTCCCGGCGATTTGTGGATTCTGGGCTCCCACCGGATTCTCTGCGGCGATGCCTTGCACACCGGCCACTTGGAACACGTCTTGGACGGATCTCCGGCAGATATGGTGTTCACGGATCCGCCCTACAACGTCGAGTACCGGCAGGTAAGAAAACACCGTCCCATCGCCAACGACGACCTCGCTGAGGGCTTTGAGCCGTTTCTCTATCAAGCCTGCCTGAACCTGCTGCGTTTTACACGCGGCGGCCTCTACATTTGCATGTCCTCGTCCGAGTTGCACACGCTGCGCACAGTGTTTACGAGAGCCGGCGGACACTGGTCCACCTTCGTGATCTGGGCCAAGAATACCTTCACCCTGGGACGCTCGGATTACCAAAGACAGTACGAGCCGTTGCTCTACGGCTGGAGGCAAGGAGCCGAACGGCATTGGTGCGGCTCTAGAGATCAAGGGGATGTGTGGTGCTTTGATAAACCGCGGCTCAATGACTTGCACCCGACGATGAAGCCGGTTGAGCTGATCGAGCGAGCCATCACGAATAGCAGCCGGCCCAGTGACATCGTATTGGACCCATTCAGCGGATCGGGATCTACGGTGATTGCCTGTGAGAAGACCGGCCGGCAGGGGCGGCTCGTCGAACTGGATCCTGTTTACGTGGACGTGAGCGTCCGGCGCTGGCAGCGGTACACGGGAGGTTGCGCCCGGCGTGCAGCGGATGGACGGACATTCGATGAAGTTTCTGCCGAGACCCACGCCGGCCAGGAGACGCGGGGATGACACCCAAGCGACCCCGTCGGCGGCTGTCCCGCCGAGCTGAGAAGGCTATTCTGGCGTTGCTGGAGCACGGCACGCAGGAGAAGGCTGCCGCAGCCGCCGGGATTTCGCCGGTGACGCTTTGGCGGCTGCAACGCAAACCGGCGTTTCGGAAGGCATTGTTTGAGGCGCGCAATGATGCCTTCTCACAAGCCATCGGCCGCCTACAGCACGCTTCGTCAGCCGCTGCTACTACTTTGTTGCGCGTCATGTGCGACGGGGCGGCG